GTCTTTGGCACGGCTGTCGTCACTAGAGGCAACGTCAATGTCACTCCAGCCTCTATCGTTCGAACTAGGGTCTTCGGTACTGCTCGGATTGACCTTACGGTTCATGCTTCGAGCCTTGTACGGACGAGGGCTTTTGGTACTGCGGTCGTTACGGCGGGGGCTGTCAACCTCACCCCCGCGAGCGTTGTTCGCACTAGAGTCTTCAGCACGGCTGTCGTTACTCCCGGGCCTGTCAATCTCTCAGCCAGCTCGATTGTCCGTACCAGAGTCTTCGGTACAGCGGTACTTACTGCCACTCAGAATGTTACGCCAACCAGCATCGTCCGCACTAGAGCCTTCGGTACGCCGACGATTGCTCTTGGGGCTGTCAATCTCTCACCATCAAGCCTCGTTCGCACTAGAGCCTTTGGTGCTGCGCTGGTCTCCGCTCAGGATCAGTTCATCACTACTACGTCTTTCGCGCGCACCCGCGCGTTCGGCACCCACACCTTGTCTGTGGGCAATATCACCGTCACTCCGACCTCTATCATTCACACACGAGCCTTCGGCACGGCTACTGTGACTAACGCTGCAGACCCTGGCCCAGCCGGTGCTCAGATGGACTCTTACGGCCCTGGAGCTCCAACTCGTGGTGTCAGACGTAGTCCACGACCTAAGGTGGACGTGCCAGCGTGACCGGCTTCAGAAAAGCTCAGGTGGACACTCCTGTTTCCTACACTCCCATGCCTAAGCAGATGGATGCTCATTCGCTAGAGGCTAAGTACCGCGGGCTCTGCGGTGGGTGGGGCAACGGCAAGACTTCGTGGGGGTGCGTGGAATTCTTCGTGTCGCTTCTGGAGTATCCAGGTACTAACTCCATTGTTGCGCGTAAGACCCGCCCTGAGCTCAAGGCTACTACGTGGGATATGCTCCTGAACGGAGATAAGACTCACGACCAAGCTTGGCATGGCATCCCTCAGGAGGCCATCAAGTACTACAATCGCTCTGACTATTTCGTGGAACTGCGCAACGGTAGTAAGATTTGGGGGATGCCGTTGGATGATCCGAAGAAGATCGAGAACTTCAACCTGGGGCTCTTCTGGATTGACCAGGCTGAGGAGGTCGAGGAGGATATCTTTCTCAAGTTCCAGGGCCGCCTCCGACAGCACCGCTCACCTCGAGAAGGTTTGCTCACCTTCAACCCCGCCGGACACAATTGGCTGTGGAAGCGCTTCATCGACCCGACCCGGATCCCGAAGTTCAAGCGACTCTACAAGTGCATTGAGGCGACTACCTTCGATAATCCGAATCTCCCCTCGGACTACTTCGAGCAATTCGAGGGCCTGCCTGAGCACTGGGTCCAGAGATTCGTGTACGGCTCTCATGAGGTCTTTACGGGGCAGATCTTTACCGACTGGGATCCCGAAGTTCACGTGGTGCAGCCGTTTCTCATTCCTAGTAAGTGGGAGCGGTGGATGAGCTTTGACCCCGGTATGAGGCATGAGGCGGCGGCTTCGTGGTGTGCTAGGGACTATGAGGGCAACGTGTTCTACTACAGGGAGGTACTAGCACCGAATCAGCCCATTGAGTGGTGGTACAACAAGATCATGGACTCAGAAGAAGGGGAGGACTATGGGGGCCCGCAGGAAGAAGTCGCGTGGCGCCTCATCGGACAAGAGGCGAAGCAGCGGTCACAGGAGTCAGGTGTCTCGGTCAAGCAGAAGTTCACAGAGTTTGGGATGGACTTCCAGGACGCAGACAGAGATCCTCCGGCCAGGATTTCTACGATCACCGAGTATCTCCGTCCCCGACCCGGACATACTAATCCTTGGACTGGCGACGACCCGGCTCCACGAGTATACGTTTTTTCTACTTGTGACAAGTTGCAGGAGTACCTGCCTCAGTACCGTTGGCGACCTCAGAGAACTAACTTTTCTGAAGAGGATGCGCCAGAGAAGCCACGAAAGAAGGATGACCACAACATCGACAATCTCGGCCACGTATTGGTTCACCTTTCTGAGCTACCTCCGTTGGAAGATGTGGGCCGACCTATTGATCCCGAGCTCGCGTACATGGAGGAACATTTTGATATGGCCCTCGAGCGTGCCCGTGACCGGTCGCCTGTTGGTAGCGCGGGTGGACGACACCCAGTTCTAGGAGATGACTTCTGATGTTTGTCCAAGCTAGGCACTTCACGAATGCAAGTAGAGGCGTTGGTGACATTCGACGCATCGTGGCTCACACTGCGGAGATTCAGGAGCACCGAGACTCGGCTGAAGACGTAGCGCGGTTCTTTGCTACGACTCCGAAGGAGGTGTCAGCTCATAAGTGCGTGGACAACAATACCATCGTTGACTGCGTGCGGCTTGAGGACATCGCCTTTCATGCTAAGGGCGACAACGAGGACACGGTGGGGTATGAGCTTTCCGGATTCGCCGGGCAGACGAGGGCGCAGTGGCGCGACGCCTACTCACTGGACGTGATCGAGCTCTTCTGTCAGGATGCCGCGAAGCTGTGCAAGATACATGACATTCCCGTTCGCTGGCTGACGGTGGAGCAGGAGAGGCGGCGCCTCAAGGGCTTTGTCACGCATAAGATCGTCTCTCAGGTGTTTGGTGCGGGTATCCGCTCCGATCCAGGCGTGAACTTCCCATACGACTTGGTGGAGAAGCGAGTGAAGGAATTACTGGCCCCCTCTAGCACTAACCTGGTGTACGTGATCCTGGACGAGGCGGGTCAGGTGGGTCTGGCCACGTCAGCTACGGCGAAGAACAAGGAGGCCGCTCGCCTTCACCGCCTAACGACGTTTCTTACTAACCAGGTGGTACTGATGGACAAGGAGCTTCAGGAGGACAACGACATAGTCATCCGGAGAAGGAGAGTCACGTGAGAATAGTAGAACGAATGACCATGACCCCCAACAAGTGCCTGACCTGCGGTGCGGGTAATGTGGAGGGCGACGATGGCGAGATTGGGCCCTTCATCGACCTAGAAGTAGAGGTCGGCTGGGGAGACTCAGTGTACATTTGCCCGCTTTGTACTCTCCGCATCGCTTTGCTCTCTGGCTTCATAACGCCGGACGACAAGAAGGACCTCGAAGCGAAGGTCACTAACCTCGAAGTGCAGGTGCACGATCTGGGAGCTAGCCTTGCGGAGAAGGAGCGTAGGCTTTCTGCCATCTCAGAGGGGCGCAAGGCGATTCGCAAGGAGCGCGAGGAGCGAGAGAAGGTGGCCGGGTGACAACGGTAGAAATCGTACTACTGTCCTTTTGCACTGTGTTGTTAGGTGCACTGATTCTGGTTGCTGTACAGTTCCTCACCGCGCTTCAGAAAGTGCTTGATCGCGCTGATGCGACACAGGCGCGCACTCAAGCATTCGCTGATCGCCTCCTCGACCGAGTGATGGCTGGCGATTTCGCCATATTCAAGGCCTACCAAGCCGCTGAAGAGGCTCCTGAGGGCGGATGGGAGGGTCCAGACCCATCGGAGGTAAGGCCTCCTGACTTCGAGGAGAGCCCCGAGGAGCGGGAAAATTACTCACTTACTGGAATGAGGTTGCCAGGTGGCTAAGCGAATAGGTGAGTGCACTAACGAAAAGGAGCTGATCGAGGCAGTAGAAGCTGCTCGAGAGCGCAGACTCACTCTTCGTAGGGGCCACGAGTGTGTTTGGTGGGAAAACATCGCCCTGCTCTCAGGTGACCACTACGCTCAGTGGGACCCCACGCTGGGTAAGTTCTACGAGACCATCCCTGACGAGGGCAAAGTCAGAATGGTCTTGAATCATGCGCTTACGGTGTCTCGTACTGAGCTTGCCAAGCTTACCAGACAGCGGCCGATCATGGACGTCATTCCGAACTCCAACGAGGATGAGGACATATCTGCCGCGAAGGTGGGGCGTAGCATTCTTGACGCTGCGTGGTGGAAGTTCCATCTCCGCTCGGTACGCAAGCAGGCACTGTGGTGGGCCTTAGGTACGGGGCTTGGGGCCGTGTACGTCGGGTGGGACCCCTACAATAACGATAGCGGTGATTACGAGTTCCTCATCGATCCGAATACCAACGAGGCTGTACTTGACCCCGAGCGGGAAGAGGAGTTGAATGAGCTCTTCAATCAGGGCCTCATCCCAGAGCCCGTGAGGGAGAAGTACGCACTAGGCGATATTGAGCTCAAGACCTTCTCACCGTTTCAGTTGCTACCCGACGAGACGAAGCTAGACTTCAACGAAATCAAGAACCTCATCACGACGGAAATCGTGGACCTCGATGTGGCCAAGGATACGTGGGGTAAAGCTGCTTCGAAGCTACATCCTGAGAAGGTGCAGCTTGGGGTTGTTGAGAGGCGTACCATCGAAAAGGCTGGCGTTCCGTGGAACACGCGCGAAGCTGGTCGGGCTGAGAATGCTCTAGCGGTTCACACGTTCTGGCTCTTGCCGGGGTGCTACGGTGGTACTTACTTGAAGAACGGCATTATGCTGAGGTGGGCCAACAAGGACACACTGCTGGAGATCTCTACCACGGAGAAGGGTAAGCCTGTGTATCCCTTTAGGGATAATCGCATGCCTTTCGCCTTCTTTCAGCATATCCCCAGCCACATGAGTATTTGGCCTGAGTCGACGCTCCAGCATATCCGCCAGGCGAATCTGGAGATGGACAAAACGGCCTCGATGCTGCTTGAAGCTCGTAACTACATGGCCAACCCGATCTGGCTCGTAGCCACCCAGCACCGTATCAAGGGGAAGATCAAAAATGTCGCTGGCTCCATCGTTCGCTACACTCACCATCCTAACGTGCCTCCTCCTGAGCGTGTTGAAGGTACCCAGCTTCCACCTCAGGTTGAGAACCTCATGGCGGCGATGCGTAGTGAGATTCTGGAGATTTCGGGCCAGGGCGAAACTTCTAGGGGCAATGTGCCTTCTGGCGTACGCTCAGGCGTGGCTGTGGCTTATCTCCAGGAGGAGGATGAAACCCGGCTAGGGCCCACAGTGGAAGACTTCGAGGACGGCCTGTCTGTGGTCGGATCGCTGGTCCTCTCTAGAGCAGCGCAATTCTACTCGATCGAGCGCACGTTGAGGGTCCACAGATCTGACGGCTTCTGGGACGTGGTCAAGTTCCGAGGAGCTGATCTTCGAGGTCAGACTGACGTGATTACTCAGGCTGGCTCAGCTCTTCCTCGTCACAAGGCGGCTAAGCAGCAGTTCATACTGGACCTCGTACAAATGGGCATCGAAACCGACCCGAAGCGCATCAACCAAATGCTGGAGCTTGGTGAGGGTGAGCCGGACAGTCACGACCTGTCTGCCTCGCAGGCACAGCGTGAGAATATGATAATGATGCGCGGTGTAAGGATGGGCATGGTGGAGATGCAGAAAGATGAGGAGAGTGGTCAAGAACAACCGATGGCCATCCCCGTCGAGAACTGGCACCTCCACGACGTCCATCTAGATAAGCACTACAAGGTGATGATGAGTACTGAGTACGAGCAGGCCATCAAGGATCCTCAGTGGGGTCAGATCATCATGCGGTTGTTCCAGGAGCATACTGGCATGCATGAGCAGGTCAAGCAGCAGCAAATGCAGGAGCAGCTCGCGATGATGCAGGCTCAGCAGGGTGGGCCTAAGCAGGACGGTGCCGGGCCAGATGTAATGGCTGGAGGTGGCGATCCGTCAGCTCAAATGGCTGAGCAACCGCAGTAACTGGAGATGAGTCCTAAGGTTGTCGTATAGTAGGTAGTGACCGATGCCCTATGCCAACGTGCCGAAGCAACTCTGGCCGAAGATGGAGCGATGCGTAGCTAAGGTGAAGGGCTCTGGTCATGGTAAGAACGCCTACGCAATCTGCTACTCTTCCATCGTTGGTAAAGGCGTCAAAGAAGCAGCTAAGAGAAGGAGAGGAGGGTAGATGGTAGAATCAGCTGTAGGTACTGAGGCCTCTGAGGACATGGAGCAGACTCCTGCTGAGGCTTCTGCAAGTTCAGAGCCAATGGCGGCGGACTCGCCTCAGGCTCTGTTCTCTCAGGGCGGTAAGCCAGGAGGGAAGCCCTCAGGGAAGAGGAAGGAGAGGCTGCAGGTCATTCGTCCAGGGTACTGGGTCACGCTCGGTCGCGCGTCTGACGTGATCCCTGACCATCTGGAAGGTCACATGGCTGCAGTACTCTCAGCGCCTTACACGGTAGCGCCTGATCCGGATTCAGGTAGGCCGTATGAGGAGCAGGCTGAGGACGTGGAGCTCGTCGTCGAGACAAGGGACGAGTTCAACGCTCAGCTCGTGGTTGGCCGAGACGATGTTTCGGCTATCCACACCAACGGTAAGCCCGGAAGGCCATGAACCTGAACGACACTCTAGCTGAGCTCGCCAAATCTGCCGTCCACACCGCGGATGGTAGTTTTGTAAAGCTAGAGGACGTTCATCGTCTCTTTGGTGAGAGACAAGAGGAGAAGGCCGAAGAGGCTAAGAAGCCTCGTCCGAAGGACTTCCACGAAGCGAAAAAGCTGGCTAAGGACGACAAAGAGCTGGCGAAAGGCTTCAAGAAGCCACCAATCGTAGTGGATACCCCAGTCGCCATCGAGGGCGTAAAATCGTAGGGAGGCAGTTGTGAGTGAAGGAGCAGAATCTATCGCTCCAGCCCCGGGTACCGGGGATGGCGAGGCCCAGACACCGCCGGCTGCGGAGCCGATAAAAACCGATACGTCTGGACCGCCAGAGACCATTCCATATGGTCGCTTCAAGGAGGTAAATGACGCGCTCAGGCCGTACAAGGAGCTTGAGGAGTTCGGTTACTCCCCGGACGACTTGCGTCAGTTGGCAGAATGGGACGCCGCTTTCCAGAACGACCCAGCGGGCACCTGGCTCGAGATCGCCAAGCAGCTCGATATGCCGGATGAGGTAAAGGAGGCCATCATGAGGCACCAAGAGGCCTCCACGACTGATTCCGCTCCACCTCCAGCCAAGCCTGGAGAACAGCCCACCCCTAGGGGTGAGCAGGAGGAGGAAAAGCCGCCAGCATGGGCGCAGGAAATCCTGGACTGGAAGCGCGAGACTGATAAGGCCGATGAGGACGCCGCCTTCGATGAGATGCTTACTGGCGTCGTATCGTGGTGGAAAGAGGAGGATAAGAAGCAGGGCATTTTGACTCCCGATGAGCAGATGCTCTCGCTAATCATCGCTCACTCCGCTAAGGGCGGCTACGATACTATCGAGAAGCTTCAGGACGCTGCTCGGAAGGATCGTTTGTCGCTTCGTGAGGCTGACCTCAAGCCTATCACTGAACTTCCCCGTTCCCCAACTCCGGTGCCAGGGGATGGAGCTATATCCCCGAACGTGCCAGCTGCGCCGAAGACACTTAGTGAAGCAAGTGCTTTGGCAAGGGTGGCTCTTGAGAAGTCTCTGAAGGAGGAATAAGTGGCAGTCGCCGTTACCATCGTTGACCGGGACGTGGAGGG